AGTTGAATTGGCCGAGTGCGAAACCACCACACAGCAGACGGGCATCACGACAGTAGCCGACCTAACCGGGCTGACGATCCCTGCTTTTGTAGCTCCTGCGCGGCCCGTGGTAGTCAAGGCATATATCCCGTGCTCGCAGCAAACGACTAACAGCAATGTGACGCTGTCTGTGACGGACGCGGCGAATACTACGGTCGCCGCGATCACACGGACGCTTACCGCCAACTTCTCTGATCTGCTGTATTTGGAGCACACGATCCACACACTGACCCCAGGAACTACCTACACCTGGAAGGTCAGGGCCCAGTCTCCGCAGACTTCGTTTGAGACGCTGCCGACGACCACATCGCCGTGCTGGGCGCAAGTCATCGCGCTATGAGCGTTGCGGCCAGCTACTCGCTGCTAGGCGGTGATAACTGCCTCATTCAGCGTGAGCGCCTGTTCAGGGGCGACAGCACCAAACGCGGGTTCGTGTGGTGCCACGGACACGGCGCAACCGCGATTGACGGGATTGATCCGGCGACCTACGGTCCGATAGCGAACGCGATCGTCAACACGCTCGGCTGCCCCGTCCTCTCGGCCGACATGGGCGGCACCGCAACCTGGGGCAACGACACCGCAACCAGCGCGATGACCAACGCTCTCGCGCAACTCTCAGCGATCGGGGCGAAAACAGACAAGATCGTGCTGATGGGCGGATCGATGGGCACCCTGACGTCATTCGGCTCGATTCTGAAAGGCACGATCACCAAAGCTCAGGTCGCCGCGATGGTGATCGTCGTCGGCGTCCCCGACCTGGGCGTGTTCCACGACACCAACCGCAACGGGTTCGCCGCAGAGATCGAAACCGCGTACGGCGGGACCGCTGCCTACAGCGCCGCTATCGCGAGTCACGACCCGGCGCAGAACCCGGCAAGCTTTGCGGGGATCCCGATCCGCTTCTGGAACGGGACCGCGGACACCACCGCGCCGATCTCAGACGCGCAGAGCTTCTGCACCGCCGTCGGCTCTAACGCGAGCGTCGTCAGTGTTGCCGGCGGGGCGCACACCACGACGGCGGGGTTGATCCCGCCAGGTGACGTGCTCGCGTTCGTTACGCCCTATCTCTAAGTTGCGCCGGGGGCGCATGCTATAAACGATTCGTAGCAGAGGAACAACCCCGCAAGGGTCAAGACCGAGTAACGGTCCGAGGTACAGCGCGCCACGCGCCAAGGCTTGAGGAACGGGAGCAGTCCACAACCCAACTTCAAGTAACAGGAGGTGTGCAGCCAATGGCTGATACCGCAACATTCTCGGGTGCGATGAAGACAAAATTTATCGGACCCATTCGCGACATCTTGCCTCAGGGCAAGGTTCTTCTCTTCGGCGATTCATACGCCAACCCCACCGACTTCAAGGGCATCCTGCCCTCGGCCGAGGGGATCGACATGGTCGGGAACGAGTTCCGTATCCCGATGAAGGTCCAGCGCAACCAGTCCGTCGGGTTCCGGTTTGAGAACGAGTTCCTGCCGGCTCCTGGCGCGAGCAAGTACTCCTACCTCACGGAGCCGCTGCGCTACGCCTACTCGCTGTTCAACATCACCGGCCAGCTCTTCCGCGCGGCCGAGTCCAACGAGGGCGCGTTCGTCACCGCCTTCAAGCAGGAGATGGACGACACCGTGCTCGCCTCGAAGCTCGACTTCAACCGGGCGGCCTACAACGACGGCTCAGGCAAGATGTGCGGCCTGACGACTTCAACCGCTGGTGGAGCCTCGCTCGCATCCGGCTCGGCCATCGTTGGAGTCGACTCCACGATCAACTTCCGCGGACTCGGCGAGGTCGTTGACTTCGTCCTCGCGGCGGGCACCGTGACATCGTCGGCACACACCGTTACCGCGGTGGACCGCGTCAACCTGACGCTGACGATCACCCCGGCCCTGGCCGCGACGGTGACCACCTCGAACTACCCCGTGCGTGCCTCGATCGACTCGACGCCCACCATCCCGAACAACTCGCAGAACCGCGAGATCAACGGCCTGGCGAACATCGTCAACAACACCGGCGTCCTCCACGGGTTCAACCCCGCCACGTACAGCTTCTGGGCTGCTTACGTGAACGCCGTCAACAGCCCGATTTCCGACTCCGTCATGCGCCTCGCGAAGGACACCGTCGGATTCAACGCCGGCCTGGACCTTGAGTCCGGACTGGACTTCGCGCTGGTCACCACCCGCGGTATCCGCAGGCGCTACAGCGACACCCTGGTCGGCCTCAAGCGATTCACCAACGACGACTCCGTCAAGCTGCACGGCGGGTTCACGGCGCTGATGTTCGATGAGAACCCGATCTTCATCGACGACCAGTGCCCCGTCGGCAACATGTACGGCCTGGCGCTCAACAAGCTCTTCTGGAGCCAGATGAGCGACTGGGACTGGATGGAAGAGGACGGCCACGTGCTCAAGTGGGAGCCGCGGCGCGACCGCTACATCGCGGTGCTCTACAAGTACTGCCAGCTCGGGACGACCTTCCGCACGGCGCACTTCCGCCTGACGGGTCTGACCGACGACATCCGGTAATCGGTCATGGCTCTCGGAGCAATTACACCAGAGCCCGTGATGGCGGGAGGTTCGTCGTCTGACACCGGCGTGCTCTTCGCAGCGAACGGGCTCAAGATCACCGTGACGCAGGTGGTGCTCGAATCCTCCTACGTCACCGGCGGTACAGCGCTGACTCCGCAACAGCTCGGACAGACGAACGCCGTGGTGTTCGCGATCTCCTCACTGGCGGCTGTGGGCGCCAACGGCCCGTCTGAGGTGCGCTACAACATCGCGACCGGCAAGCTCCAGGCCTATGGTGCTGCCGGCGAGGTCACGAGCGCCACGAACCTCTCTGCGTCCGTAGCGGAGATCATCGCCTTCGGCTACTAACCACCTGCCACACCCACGCGAGAACCCGAGGCCGCGCGGTCTACAAAACCGCGCGGCCTTCGGTTTGTAGCCTACGAAGCATGGCCTATCAGGGATTCCAGAAGGTGCAGTCGAACATCGAGTCGCAAGGCAAGTCGCCCGCCGCGGCCGCTGCCATCGCCGCCTCCATCGGCCGCAAGAAGTACGGCAAGGGCGCGATGGCTCGAGCCGCTCGCACCCGGACCAAGCTCGGCGGAAAGGGGAAATAGCGATGAGCGAACTCATGCTGCCGCGCCCGGACAACGTCCGCGGCCGCTTCGGCACCTACGTGACCAGCGACGTGTTTCATATCGCCGAGCGCCTGCAGGAGCTTGACCGGCGCCTGTACGTGGCCGCGCTGGACGAGCCGATCCACTGGCACGGCCAGGAGTACCACTTCACCGTCAGCGAGATTTGTGGCGACGGCGTCGAGCGCTTCGTGATGCGTGTCAAGGAGCTGGACGGCCGCGTGATCGAGCGCTGCGAGCGGATGCTGCGAATCCCGTTCGAGCAGCGCTTCGCCGAGCTCGAGAAGGCCGAAGCCAAGTGGGAGGCCGAGGACAAGCAGCGCCAGCTCGACGAGCTCTACGAGCAGATGGGCGGCGACATGCTGATCCAGCTTGACCGCTGCGGCTTCATCGACCGCCCGGTCAGCTACGCGAAGACGAACGCAACGGCGCGCCGGCACCGAAACGCGGTCCTCGTGAGGTAACCGTGAACGTCGGCGAGATACAGCAGCTCATTCAGGATCACGGCTACGGCGCCGACACGGTTACCCAGCAGCTCAACTTCATCAACGCGACCTACCGCGAGATCCACAGCGCGCGCCGCTGGCCGTTCCTCGAGGCGATTGACACCTCGCTGACCACGTCCACCGCCGTCAACGGCTACACGCCTCTGATGACGAGCTGGCGCAACCTGGACGCCGTACGCCTGGTCTACACACCCGACGAGCAGCAGAACGTGCCGCTTGACTACAAGCCGCCGCAGGAGCTGTTCGACCTGCTCCACGTCGACCCCAACACGGCCACCCCGCGCTACTGGACGATGTACGCCTCGGAGCTGTGGTTCTACCCCACGCCCGATCAGACGTACACGGTCAAGATTTACTACATCCAAGAGCCGGACGACCTGGTTGCGCCGAACGACGTGCCGGTGATCCCGGTCGCCTACCACGACGCGATCGTCTCCGGTGCCATCTGCCGCAGCGCCTTCCGCCAGCGCGACTGGATCGGCCTCGAGCTCTGGACCGCGAAGTACGCCAAGGACATGCAGAACCTCGAGGAGGAATACCTCATCCGGCAGCGGCAGTCCAGCTCTGAGGTCAAGAAGTCGGGCTACTGGGACACGTTCGTCAACTACCCGTTCACCTCGACTGGGTTCTAGGAGGCGGCCATGCAGGGACCGCGCCTATACCGCTTCTTCAACTATGAGATGCCGGACTACCTGTCGGCGCCGACG